ACTATTTTTTGCCAATTTGTAAGCTCTGTGCCATTTTTCTGCATATACTCAGTAAACAGCTTCATAGCATAAGAAGCTGCTTCTGTGTGATTACCCATCTTTTCCATCATGTTAATAGTGTCAATTGCAGCACCATCAAAAATTGGCATAGTTTTATCTATTTCTAATGCCCAATTTTTTACACCATCTTTCATACCACTAAATTGTTTCACCACCTCTTCACTTGTCTTTCCAGACATACGAGAGTATGTAGCTAATGCATCAGCAGAACCTTCAATTTGTTCTTTAGTGAATTCTCCAGAAGTGGCAAGCCCTTCCATGATTGCTTTAATGCTTCCAGAACTATTTTTTCCAGCCACAGACATAGTTTCAGAATCATGCAAAATTTGTTGTGCTGTTAATGCAGAAGCATCGCCTGTTAAAGTAATTTGGTCATTAATGGTTTTGAAATGGGCACTTTCAGCCAATACAGTGCCACCAAGCAAGGCGACAGCACCAACAAGAGCACCAACAGGCAGCAATGCAGAGCCAAGAGTGTCTTTCAGTGCTGTCATCGCAGTGCCTAGCGCACCAGATTGATTCAACAACACCATCAAAGAGCCTGCAAAACGCTTTGTAGAACCTATAGCAGCTTCATGGGCCAACACTAAGGTTTCTCTAGTCATAGCTGCCATAGAGCCATGTGCAGCCGTTGTACGCTTTGTAGCTTCTTCCACAGCTCCTGTCGCTGGTGTGAGTTGGTTCATCTTAGCAATCAAAGCATCAATACTTTGCGCTGCCTTAGTGGATGCACTAGCCGCATCCTGCATACATTTAGCTAAGGCATCTGTTACAGCAGAGCTTTGTTGTGTTGCTGTTGTATTTGCTTGAGCAACAGGAGCAATTTTCTTAAACTCGTCACCAAAATAATTTACAGCAGCTTCGGCATCCACAGCAGCTTTAGTAAGCTGAGTTAGGTTGGTTGTTGCCTGTGTAATGCCATCCGATTTAACGGACATAACTAATTGATTAATGTCTTCCATCAGATTGTCCTATGTTATTCAAGCCACTGTTATAGCAGCTTGATTTGTTGTAGGCACAGCAGCTTGTTCGTCAGATCGTATTATTTGTAGGGTTCTGTTCTTACGTAACTTCTGTTCCTGTAATTCTTCTTCAGAGAGCGGTTTTACTTTTTGGTCTGCCAATAAACTACCAAAAATATCGTCAATGAATTCACCAATAGTGGCACGTTGTTCAACCAAATCTTCATTACTTAATTCGGGGACATAAGGTGGTTTTGCACCTTTCTGTGTCGCCAAGTGTGACTCATTAGCGTATGCTCTGCTAAGTGTATGTATCATTTGTAAGTCTCTTGGGGAGGCTACTTGATCTGTGCATTCTACCCAAGCTTTTAATTCTTGCCATGTAAGCCCTGTAAGTCCCATACCTGTTGCCATTGCTGTACCAGCAGAATGCAAAAGAGCTACAAGATACTCACAGCCCTCAGTTAGTGGTGGCATGGGAATTTCTTGTAGCTCTTGTATAGAAACTGACGGACTCTCTATGGTTATTTCTTCAGAGTCGTCGTCGCTTTTCTTTTTCTCAGTGTCTTTGATGCCTAGATTTATGCGCTCTATTTGCTCTGCCCGAGAATATTTGCCGCCATCAGGAATAGCACTATAATATGCTTCCTGACGGACGTACAAAATTAGCTCATCAACAACTACACGATAAAATTTTCAACATCGCCAAGAGCGACATCCACTTGCTCTTTAATCCAAGACAGTTTATCATCTGATAGCAGAGCACGGAAGTCTGTTTCTGTCTTGACAGGATTGCCTTGGTAGGACAATTCAGAACTATCAATACAAATAGCTGTCAGAAGAGCAATACCTTCCTCACGGCTTTCGTCAGCAGACATTTGCTTTTTACCGCGTTTTAGTTTACGATTGTGCATTGCTGTGACAGCTTGACGATAGGCTTTGCTGGATGTAGAGGCAATAGTGATGGTTACAGGCTTCTTTTGATTCTTGTCTGCATACAGTTTATCGCCTGTAGCTGGATGTGTCAGGTGCAGAACAGTGGATTCTTGGATTGCTAGTGTAGAAACGTCAAACATTTAAAATACTCCTTGTCTTGTGGTAGAAACAATGCCATAATGGCTGTTGTATGCAAATTATAGCCTATTTTATGGGTTTTGTCAATATAATGAAAAAGCCCCTCCAGCCAAGGCCAGAAGGGCTATTCCTTGTCGGGGGAAAATTATTAAGCTGTGATGTTAGTTGGGATAATATCGTTATCCAATTCCAAGTCACAAGTAAAGCCTGTAATCTGGTCAACAGTACCAACTTCCAGCACAAACGACATGGTTTGTGCTGTAAAGTAATAGGTAGAGCCAGATTGAGTGACAACACGGAAAGACGAAGATGTATCAGAAGTCAGTGCAGATTGAATTGCAACTTGACCAGCATCCAAACCGTAATATCCACCTTTCAGAGCCATTGTACCGTTATTGTAAGCACCACGACGCTTAACAATAGCACGGCTACCCAATGGCATAAATGTCACCAGATTGTATTTTTTGCCAAATGCCGACATATCGGACAATTCGCCAATTGTTACATATGTCAAAGACGAAAATCCAGAAACGTCATAAGTTGCAGGTTGGGTAGAAGCCGAAATAGCTAGGGTACTACCCGCACTGGTACGGACGTGAGAAACGATTGTCATGTAAATTCCTTTGTGTTATATTTGCAGGAAGAAGAGCCTAGCTAAAGGCTCTAGCCTATTATTAGGAACCTGTTACTACGGAGCAGAATGCACCTGCTGCCGAAGATGTCAGAGTGACAGCACCTTGCAGGTATACACTCAGCAAATCCAGAGGGATAGATTGAGTAGTGCCTGCGGCTATAACATAGGCTTTACCAGCAGCAGCATTAATTGTGGTGCCACCAGTGCCTGCAACCACATACGATGCAGATGCAGATGCACCCAACAGAGTAACAGTGATGGACGATGCAGTGGTGTTTTCCAGTTCCATAATCATACCACTACCAGCAACGTAGGCCAGAGTGTCTGGGCCAGTGGTAAGGGTAGTTTTAGTGACTAGGCCGGGAAGGGTGTTCTTTTGAGTAATTGCAATAACTGCCATTTTATTTCCTTTTAAAAAGAGTGTTCGTCTGCCGACTTACACAATAGCTCAATTGAGATTTGCGCTAATTGAATTATCTTGTCAATTCAATTCTACGCGGTATGACCCTGTAATGGGTATCATGGCGGACATATCTATGGGGAGCATCTTTCCTCTTGACAGAGGGGCTTCAATAGACACGGTGTTCATCAACTTAGGGAATACAGGAAAAGCAGCAATAATTTGCTCCACAACATTTTCCAAATCCCCTAGTCCTTGGCCTATAGGTGAATACACATTAATTGTGAATACACCTTTTCGCCTCATTCCTTGTGCTTGTACATTACGATTGGAGTTGGATTCTCCAAGAATAAAAACCTCCATCCATTTACCATTTGTAGGTTTTACGAATGCAGCGTTCTCGAAAGCTATAGGGAAACTTAGCTGCTGTGCCAAGGTGTTGAGAGTTGTTTCAATCTCGTTCCTTGCAGACATTATTTATCCTTATATTGTGCTGTATTGTCATTTAGGGCTTTTCTCACCATAGCGTAAGGGCCAACTCTTCCGCTCCATTTAGGAGGTTGCCATCCTGAATATTCAGCCAACATGATGTATGGTGTAGAATTGGTGAATGAAATTTCTCCATCCTTTCCTAAGAATTCTGTGGAGTTTCTAGCCTTAGCTGCTTCATTATAAGAAGACGTACCAGACGCATCAAAAGCGCTGCTATGCGTTAAATTATAGTTGCCTGCACCCTCACCATACCACCAATTATTTATAAGCTCTCCGCGCTTGCTGGCATGGAATTCTAAATTGACAGGAGAATAGGAGACAATGCCTCTAAAGAGTTGTTCAGCTTGTTGTGTAATTCGAGAATTCACTTGCTGTTGCATCTTTTCTACAGAAGCTTTTACACCATCAGCAAAGCCCATAAAATATCTCCAATTATAACACTAATGTTATTGTCTGTCAATGTGTCATCCACCACGTATAAACATTTCCGTATAGACAACATTGCTTCCAGAGGAATTTAGTTGTTTTACAGTGATGATTTGGAATGTGTTTCCGGCATAAACGAGTTCATCAACGTGAGCTATTGGTGTTGGCACTGTACTATCAAATTGCATATAGATTTGTTTGTCACCAGCTTTCACTAATGTATTAGTCATTGTGCTATCACCATCCTTCTTTTGCAAGAAATCAAATGCTACAATCCTCACATTGTAGGAAATAGGGATAGCTGTAACTTTTCCAGAAGTGGGGTCATATACATTATTAGCAGGTCGGTGAATAAGTTGTGCTGTTCCGCCAAATCTTCCAATCAAATTACTTACTACAGACAAGAATGGGTCAAATGGTAGATAGCCATTTTGAAAAGCCACAATTGTCATAGGAACACCATTAAGCAAAAATGTTGCAGGGATGTTTTGAATCCCCTTACAATTGATTGTAATTTGCAAAGAGCCGAATGCTGGAATGTTCACAGCATTGATTGTGTTTACAAATATACTCCCTGCTTGTACACTACTAACCCAAGTTGCCCCTGTTGCTCCTGTAGTAGTGAATGGGCTATTGAATGTCAATGTTTGCCCAGATATTACAGAAGCATCAGCAACAATGTTTAAAACAAGCTGAAATGTATTGGTTGAACTAACAGCATTAGCAAGAGAAGCAGAATATGTAACAGCCATGCTTCTCTCCTATTAGAAATAGTTTTGTGTTGTGCCATCGAAGCCCGGATAGGCAGGATAGGCTGTCCAACGCATTGTCTGGTCTTGTGTACCATAAGCATAATTGTTATTCCAATCGTATTGGAATTGCAACAATGGTACTAGGATTTGATTACCATATTGATCGTAAGTGAGTGGTGTATAAGGCATTGGAGCCATATCCATCAACTGAGGATTCAATATTGTATTCTGTACAAACTTCAGGTAGTTGTTAAACCATTCGGCACCCCACATTTCCACTTGAGCCAGCTTCTGATGTGTTCTGCTTGTCAAAGCGCCTAAAATATACTGAGACATCAACCTAGCTGCTGCTGGTAAATTATTAGCTGGCAGTGTTTCATAGGGAATGGTGACAGGTATATTGTTCGGTGCTGTGTTAATTATTGTTTTAGACAATCCATTAATGAATTGTGTTTGTGTGTCTGCTAATGCAGAGCTATACACAGAATCGGGAAATATAGGCAAGTCGGAATAATCACCAACACGCAATCTTAGTTTTCCAATATCTGTGGTTGGGTCAAGAGCCATTATTTCTCCTTAGTGTATTTAATATTTAACCCTTAACTGAAAGGGACTGCAATTGCAGTCCCTTTGGATTAAGAGCGTTTCACAACGTATCTTAAATATTAGTTAGAGCTAGTGGCTGCTTGGCAAAGCAGAGGTTTCAACATTGCCGACAAATGATTCGACTCCGTCTCCAATGCATATGCTGTACCATTTGGAGCCATTGTTTCAAACATATAAACTTGCTCACCGACAGTGTTAATCAAACCAAAGCGATTCGCTGGCGAGAAGTATGTTTTGAAGAATGGTGTACCTGTAGGCAAGAAATAAGCATTGCCAGCAGGAATCAATGGATTACCAGCATATTGGTCACGCATCTCGATGAAACGCACACCAGCGAAATAGAATTCACGGTGCATGGAGAATGGAGCAGTGTTAGCTGCACTATTCTGACCATTTGCAATCATCCTGTCGCGCAATGGCAACTGAGTGCTGGTGAAGTATTGATATGCTGTTTTAATCGTTGGGTGCGAAATCAACTTTGCAAAGAAAGTTGGAGAACACAGAGCAACAACGCCAGTCATCAATACGGAGCCAGTGTTATCCTGAATAGCAGCAATACAAGCTTCCACTTTACCCATTACTTCTGTAGTGGTGGTGCCAAGCAGGAAGTCAATTGCAGCAGGACGACTTGTTTGAGTAAACTCTTGATACCAATCTTGAGTGATGGTACCATTAGGTGCATACGCTGTACCCTGAGTCAGAGTGAAAGCACGAGCATATTCCAGAGTCCAAGCATGGTTCTGGCGGATACGTTCCATCTTACGAGCACGAACCAAGTCAAAGGTTTCGGCTTCAGTGGCAGAACCATAAGCACGTTTACCTTGGATATCTTGAGGATAGATTGCATCTTCCATTGGGAAGTGAGGTACGTTGAACGAGTGAACTTTACGTTGGAAATCACGACCAACGTTAGAACGATCACCACGAACACGATCTACCAGCAAGTTACCATCACGAATCACTTCTTCAAATTGGACAACGTGTTCTGTTACACCTTCTTCCAAGAAGATGCCAAGCTGACCAATTGTTCCCCATTGATTGGGGATGATATTCACACTTTGTTACGATGTGCCGATTTAAAACACACCTCCACATCTTTCAATGTGGGTCAGACTATATCTTAATCTCTTAGAGATTCTAGGCATTTCGAGTTCTCTTGAACCCTACGGGCAGCGCCCTAGTCGTTGAACCTTCAACCTTAAAGGTTGCTTGGCTGCTGATTGTCGAATACTAACATTTTTCAAACATTCACGCTTATTTTTGCAAATTACGTTGTAGTATGTTAATCTCTAACGAGTTTCCAG